GTCTACTACCTCCTCCTGAACACATCCTTACCTCCTTCTTTCGTAAATATTTTTTGGTTTAAGTGTAAATACATTATAATTTTTCTTCGCTATTATAGGTTTATCAAACTTTCTTCCGATTGTCAAAGTTCTTCCTTCTCCTGCTCCTAATAATAAATATTGTAGTGCATCGTGAATATGTGAAAATCTATTTTTATTTGGCTTTTCATCATAGCGTTCTCCGCTTACTTGTAGGCGTCTATAATGATATCCCCCTGCAAATCCTCTAATTAAATTATTACAAGACTTATCAATTAAAATACCTGATTCACCATCGACCATTCTATTTAAAGTTGCACTTACTGATTCTATGCGTAAGGCAACATCATTACTTGGTGCTGGTCGAGCCATTATTCCTTTTCCTCGTAGTATTTGAAAAGGTGTGTTTTCATCTGTTTGAACCCTATGATCACCAGCAGGATCACCAAATATGTGAAAAGGTCGTGGTAAATACTTTGCCATACTTTGTTTCATTAGTTCTGAGAATTTTACAATACCCATATCTTCGGCTACTAATTCTTCTAGTATAACCCATCGATGCCTTATTTTTTGAGCAAATACACAGGCAGGGGTTAAACCAAAATCTATGCCTACATAAATAGGAAGATGTTCAGCTATGGCTATTTCTCCTCTTGCTATATGAACTTCTTCTTTAAATGATTCATAAACAGGTTTACCATCTTCTATATTCCCTAATTTATTAAGAACATAAACATCAATCCACGATTTAGTTTTACCGCGAATAATGTTATCATAATAATTTTCTGTAAGGTTTTTTTTGTTTTCAGAAACCTTATTTTTTTCATAGGTTTCTATTTCATTGTTCTGATTGCGTACTTCGAGCATTGCGGGAGGTTGATTAAAAAATTTCCAGTTATCTGGCTTTATTAACATCTTAGCTTCTTGTTTACTAATATAGTCAGGTATAACTGTTTCTCCTGCCATTATTGACCACCAATGATCAGTATTTGGGGGATTGGTATCACAAACGACTCCGTACCAAGTTGGACCACCATCACGCATAGATGGAAAACGACCAACACGCATAGAACAAGCATCAATAATTGACTTAGGAATTTCTCTTGCTTCATTTATCCATACTCCTGTTAATTCAAGGGATAACAGTTTTTTTACATCTTCGGGTCTATCTAATGCCAAAAATATAACTTCACACTCTATATCACCTTTTTTTAATTTGTGAGTATACGGAACACTCCAAGTAAAGTTTCCCCAATCATCTTCGGGAAACCAATCCAGCCAAGTCTTTATAGTTGTGGTTTTTAATTGTGGGTTAGTGTTACGAATAACAGCCCATCGTGTTTTTCGTATTCCGTCATCACTTGGTTTTTGATTAATAGCTCGTTTAATTATTTCTATACAACAAGCTACCGACTTACCACTTCCAACTGGACCTCGGATTCCTCTAAAAAAAGTATCGTCTTTTAGAAATTCTTTAAGAACATTACCATCAGGTTTATAATTTAGTGATCCCATAATCTACTGCTAACTGATAAAGTTTTTCTCTACATTGTTCCGATAACGATTCTATAATTCTATCGGCTTCGTGATCTGTGACTTTTTCTTTAGGATAATGTTTCATATGCTGTGACTTTACAACAGTTCGTAAAGTGTTTATTTCGCGTATTGAATACTTTTGAAACATACTCATTTTTTTGCCCTATTCCGTGAACGACTTATTATTCTTAAATTTCGTTTTGCATTGTTTCTGGGGTTGCCATCTAAATGATCAATATCTTTTTTATCGCCTTTCTTCACGCGTCTTTTTCGTAAGAGATAGCGTCTAACTTTATTCCGATGTGCTCGATCCTTTTTAGACTTTGAGGAACTTTGAAATTTTTTATATTCTTTTTTATAGTTTCTTTTTTTAGACTTCTTTGGCATTGAGGATATGCTCCTTCGCCATTCGATACGCAGCTTCTTTTGAATGACCCTTAATCATTTTAAATTCTGCGTACTGTTTAATTTTAGCTAAGTTATGACTATGTTGATCGGCTTTAAAGTTCGCAATCATCGCATCAGCCGTTTTTTCGCTACGATTTTTTTTTACCATATTAATCTTTCAAGAACCACCCTGCTGCTCCTCCAAGAGCCGCCGATCCTAATAAAGAAGGTAGTGTCCATTTTGGAGTTCTCTTTGCATATTTTTTTGTTACTTTCGCAGCTTTTGTAATTTTTTTACCTACCTTAGTCTTTTTAAATTTTCTCTTTTTTTCTTCTATCTTTTGATATGTTTTTGTTGATGTTACTTTCTTTTTTAGTTTTGATGCTTTTTTATTTATTACTGATTTTACATTAGATACTTTCTTTTTTACTTTTTTTAGCATCCCTGCTTTAGGTCTACCTACTTTAGCTTTAGATGGACCTGTTAATCTTCCACCCGTTTTTTTATCTAGTAATAACAAACTTCCTGCTGTTGCAGGAACAGCTAATAAATTTGTAGCTGTACTTATATTTCCTTTGTCCAGCTTTCTTGTTTCCGTTGTTTTCTTATCCCCAAACGGATATTTTTTACTTCTTAATTGTTGAATTTTATTAATATGTGTTGGAGGTTTAGGTCTTGCGATTGCTTTAGGCTTTTTATTCAGAGGTTTCACATTAGATTTTGAATTAGCAGCAGGACCACCTTGTGTGCCGGTCACACCTTTACCAGCTGTAGAACGCACATCGTCTTCAGTTGTAACTATATTTTTAATAGTTACTTTTTTTCTACCACCCATCGCTCTTACTTTCCAATCGGTGGGATTGTGTCTTAAATATTGTCTACGACCAGAAGCTCCACTTCCGTATGTTCCATAAGACTTCAGGTTTGTTGGCATCTTTTCTCCTTAAAATAAAACCCACACTACGCAGGTAATTACTAAATATGTGATCATAATATAGAACCTTATCAGAAATAAAAAAAAAAAACAAGACCGAACCTTGAGAAACTTTAATGAGTGACCGACAGGTATTGATAGGGGTCGGGATGAATTTTTTAACCCCACCCTCACAGGTTCGTGTGTTGTGAAAAAAGTTCCACCCGCCCCGTTCATTACCAGTACATAACTAGCACAGCTAGTTAGTACTTAACAAAGTGTTTGACAAGCAAACACCAAGCATCGTTACTTCAAGTCTATGTTAATACTAAACTCACCCTTCACTAGGTGTTGATGTTTATCAGGAGCTTTGAATCCAGAGCGATCAAGTATATCTTTACTAGCTTCAAGCTGTACATACTCTGACTTCGCAGAAGTACAGAGATCAAGCAACCTTGATTGTGCCTTAACGGCACTCATCCCAAGGTTGTGTTGTATCTGTTCAAACATATACTTCTGTACTTCTGGATTGCGTAGCATACGACTTGCACTTACTCTTGAACTGTTTCCCTTATATCCTGCGACTTTGGACGCTTCTG